ATCCGGACAGGTTTACTAGCGAAAGATAGCGCCCAAAGTGCCGTTGCCGCCTGCCGCCGCGATCTTCATTCCAACGGCCATTCCCTCGTTATAAGGCCGTTCACTGGCGATAGTTGCCAGCGCGTCTAAACCGTCAGGCCGAAAAACAGGCCGCACACTGTACCCGTTTGCCGCGACAAAAATGCCTACGTGGTCGCACAGTTCCAGACTCTTGCTGGCGACTTTGCAAAGTTGCGTACTCCGGTGCGATCTTACATCGGCAATCACTGAGTCATCGGAGGCTGAGAACGAGCGGCCATAATCTGTGCAAGAGTAAACGCAGTTCCAGCCCAACAACTCCTCGCCGTAGGTCAGGTTCCGGTTATGCCGATACACTTTGAACGGCAAGGCCAGATACATTTCATCCGGCATGGTATCACATGAATTTTCAGGCACTTGCGCCGTACCGTTGCAAGCCGAGCAGGTTACGCTCTCTGTCTTACTGTAAGCAGTGCCAAAACCGTAGCATTTTTTGCATCCACGAGCGCCGCCCTTTGGTCCGCGTCCTGTTCCATTGCAAACCGGGCAGGATACTGTTTTTGCAACTAATCCGGGGGTGCCGCGCCAAGTGCAAGAACATTCTTTCAAGCCCAAGACCACTTTGTTTCCAATCCGTTCCATACATCCTCCAATGCCGTGAGATAAAATGCCGGTATGAATGGCCAGTTTACCGGGACCGGCCAACCCGCTAGATCAATCCGTGATAAAAACGTGGGATTCAGGCACGACCACGACCAGCACAGACTGTTGCCTGTTAGCCGTGCGAATTGTCCGAGCAATTGCCGTAACGGTAGAGGCCGGAACGTCGATTAGTTCGATGATCAGCGAATCTTCAAGCTGGCCCTTCCACGAGCCGATAGCTTCGATGATGGTGTACCCTGTGACGTGAGAATCGAGAATAGCGCGAACTGCCGCCGGGTTTACGTCTTCGGTGTAGATGCGATACATGGGTTTTTCCTTTCGCCGTGAGATTGAATTCCTAGCAATCAACGTGTTACGGTAAACCCTGAGCCGTTCCAGGCCAACTTTGCCGCCCATCCGGGCCAGGGTAGATTGATAATGCTGGTATGAATTCCCGCGATCACCGGAACGGGCAGTCCGGTTAATGGACTAGCGTGTAACCAATCCGGCTTCGATCAGGTTCGCGGCCATTCTGCCGTAGCAGCCTTGCAACTGCCAGGCCAGGCCGGAATTCACAAGTGATTGAAACAGTTCAATCGTGCCGTCTTCATCCAGGTCGCCTTGCTCCCAGGCGATCATAGCGTTAAGCTGGTCCATGATAAACCCTTTCCTGTCCCTTGCCATGAGGTAGAAAACTCACTGGGACACTTTCCTGTATGCCGTGAATCGTCACGGCGCGGTGAAAGTCTAGCGATTGAGCCAGTATGCGTCTGTATCCTCAACTGAGAACAGCCAACCGTTTACGTTGACAAACTCCTGCCCGTCTGTATCCCAAGCCCGGAACGTATCATCAAAGTCTGTATCTGGCTTGACGAGCAAAAACAGGTCCATCGCTGCATTGGAAGCAACCACTTCCCGCGTGAATCCTTGTAATACCGCTGCATTGTCGCTCATTGTTTTGTCCCCCTGTCCTGCTGCTCAACTGCTTACATATTCGAGACTGCGCCTATTCTCGAAACGTGTCAAGCGGTATTTTAGTCCCAGCCTGTGCAAAACTCAATTCCAGTCAATGAATACGCGGTGAATAATTATTTTATTCTTGTCTGAAAACAGTCCGGCTAATGGACTGTGCTACATATTCCCGGAGAATCCGCTCTATAGTGAATAGAGGCCAGCATACGCGCTAAGCACGCTCTGTGCTATCTGTCATTCGACGCCCATCTGCAATAGATGTACTGGCCTCCCACATTTCAGACCTAACAGGATACGCTGATCTAGCCTATGCCCAGCCCGTCACATACTATCGCTAAACGGCTGCAACGCGCTCTAATACAGTTGATAGAGGGAAGCGAGGCAACAGTGAAGGAAAAGCTGGAAGCAACTGATAAGCTATTGAAGGCGAAGACGTTTAATCCTGTCCGGTATAAGCCGAGTAAGAAGTCGCCGCCAGTGTTAGGGACTAGGTAAACTGCGACCTGTATCAATCTAAGGGGATTACATGGCCGAAGCCCTTGTCTAAATGTAAAGCAAACTTGACATAAATCAGGCTGGTAATCCTTAGAGTGCAATGCACGCATTGTGATCTTATCTTTATAATCAATAACTTACGAGTAGACTGTGACTCAGACGTGACAAGAGCAGCCAAGATCAGCTATCCCAAGAGCTAGAATAGTAGAAGAGAACGAGGGATAGAGTGTTTAGAATCAAGTACATAGGGGACCCAAGTGAACGGTTGGACCGGGGGTGGCGGTGTCCCCCTAGGGTCTGCTGTGAGGTGGCTACGTGACCTAGTAACCCTCTTCTTCTTTTCGGAAACAGAGATTTCTCAAGAAATGTTGATTAAGTAGTAAACATCTCTTTCTTTGGAATCAACAACTTAGTTTACCCCCCTCCACCACACGGATACAGGACTTATTGTTGATTAAATAATCAACACCCCAGCAGAAAGGAACCAACTTGACAGGCTTCACTCCCCAACAGATAGCGGGTCAATGCCGAACCTCGGGACCAAGTCTGATCGGGCTCCCCCCGGGAATAGACGGCACACAACTCTTGTGGGCTATGAGCGGGAATGAATCGAGCTTCGGTGTGAATTGTACCCCCAGGCACGAACCTGCTTTTGACTTGGGCGGTGTTTATGGTTCGGGCCCGGTAATGGCCCCGCTTCTGAAGAAGTACGGTTCAGCCGCCGCCTGCTCGTATGGTCCCTGGCAGATAATGTTCTGCAACTGTCCCCCCGGGTTTTCACCAACGGACTTATCCGATCTCAAATTGGCGGCCCGGGCGACCGTTCTGTTCCTGGAGAAACTACTGACCCACTGGCACCCTTCGAACCTAGCGGGAATCGGCGAGTGTTGGAACGCCGGACATCCGATGGTGAATCTTTCCCCCGGGGTTGCTTCCTACGTTCAGAAACTGACGGCCAACTACCAAGTCGCAATACCGGAGTAATGTAATATGCTCTTAGTCTCCCTGTTGATTGTTTATGCCGCCGGTTGTGCCGTGTCTTTCTCTGTGATGACGGACGGCATTAAGATGGATTGTTTATGGTTTTGGCCCCCCGCTCTCTGGGCTTTGCTATGGCCTGTGTTTCTGATTCTCTGGGTGGCCTTTTTCTTGGGCCGTTGTTTTAGCAAGTAGGAGACTGATGCCTAAGCCCGTTCCGATGCCGAGCAGCGTTAAGGTTGGGCCGCATGTCTACCCCATCATTCGAAAACCAAAGTCCGCCATGTCCGACCACGGTCTTTGTGATTGGAACGAAGTACAAATCATTATTCAGTCGGGGCTCCGGCGCTCCAAAGCCAAAGAAGTTCTTTTACACGAAGTTCTCCACGCCTGTACATACCCGATAATGGCTTCCGTTCAGAACAAGACGGATGAAGATTTCGTGGATGTAACGGCCCCCGCCCTTTTGCAGGTTTTGGGAGACAACCCGGAGTTGGTGGAGTATTTGACGAAATGAAGGAAAAACCGCCGACCCCAAAAGAACTCTACCATCTTCTAAACTCTCGGTACTTCGGGAACCGGCTACCAAAAGACCTTCGCGTCGGCTTCGACAAAAGATCGTTCGCGGGAGGAAGAGCCAGAATGGTCTTGGGGAGTACCTGGTCCGACCACGAAACGGGGCGACCTGTCCGGATTAGCCTCAACCCTCTGTACCGAAAGCAGTCCCGGATTTGGATTGGGACCCTGCTTCACGAAATGGTGCATGTCCAACAGTGGCGAGTTCCCGAGAAACAAGCACACGGGCGCAAGTTCCAAAAAAGGATGAAGCAATTGGCCGCCCTCGGGGCCTTCAATGGGTTGTGGTAATCGTTCCGTCTTGGAACTAAAATGACAGTCCGGAAATGGACAAAGTGTTGTACGGTCTTCGTAGAATAACAACGACCACTACGAGACGGAAGGAAAACAATGCAAATAGGAAAAGGTAAGCAAGGTGTTTTAATCGGGGAGTACGGATTCTCTAGGCCGCAAGACAAAAAGACGGATACCGCAGACGGTGGGGGAACCCTGGGGTGGATTGAGCCCGCTTGCGATAACCCCCAATGGATTCTGTGGTTCGATCCCAAAGGCGATGCCGTTCTTTATACCGAGCGGGAAACCGGATTAGAATCTAAGTACCACGATCAAGATTGTTTATATCGCAAGGGAGTCAATTACCCCTGTACTTGTGGCGGTCCAAAAGAGGAACACCAAGGGGCTGTGGTTGGAGAGCCGATCCGACTGTTTGCTCGAACGAAACTGGAAACCAAACAACAGAAAGAAATTAAACGTCTCAAAGATGAGGTCAAGAGGCTGATGACTTTGGCTCAAAAGCCCCCCAGCCCCGAATCCTCGTCTAACTCCGCTTTGCAAAAATAATTGTTGCACGTGGAACAATCTGTGGTATAATGGTTTTATGAGTGGATACAGTCCGGTTCCGTTTCGTTCGGTAAAGCCCCCCAAATTCGATGCACCGTTCTGGTGTAGGATATGGGGTCACAAATGGTTCGAGTGCTCCGACGGTTGGTGCTGCTGGAGATGTCTACAAACGCGGGAGTTACTCCCATGTCGATGATCAACAAAGCCGTTCTCGTACTCAATGCTTCGTTCGAACCCGTGTCCATCTGTCGGGCCAAGAACGCGATCAAGCTCCTGGTCAAAGGGTCGGCAGTCGCGGAAGAGGATTATGGGGTCGATGTCTACCCGGGAATTCCACTTCCGTGTGTCATCCGGTTGCGGAACTACAAAAAAATACCGATCAGGATCAACCAGCTTACGCGCCCCAACATCTATGCACGCGACCATTACCTTTGTCAGTATTGCGGGGCGAAAGAAGGATCAACCCGGATCATCAACGGGAAGCCGGTCAAGGTTATTCTGACTTTAGACCACATTCTTCCCTCGTCCCGGGGTGGTCCCTGGGTCTGGGATAATTTGGCGTCGGCCTGCCGGGAATGTAACCGAAAGAAGGGCGACCGGACACCAGAAGAAGCGGGCATGAAGCTGCTGCACGTTCCTGGCCGGTTGACCATACACACAAGCCGAATGTTGTTGAGACTTGTGGGGCTGGAAGAGGACGCTCGGTGGGCCCCTTACTTATTTGCTTGACAAGCAAAACCCTCCGGTAGTACAATGATTTTGGTGGTAGAAAAGCTCTCCCTTTTCCTGGTATAGACGGAGTCGAAAGACACTAGGGAGCCGTCCTCGAAAGAAAGCCAGGTGGAGATTGCCGGTCTTAAAAACTCCCCGGCAAGTTTCGTCCAGTTAATGGACAGCAAGTAATACGTGACGTTGGGGTGCATCTGGCGCTTGCTTAATAGACCCAATGGGATCAGGCGGTTGAGTCCGAAGGGCTGTGGATAGGCCAGCCACAACTCTCTGACCATCTCCCCCGGGGAGGGAGTCCGGTAAAAATCCGGCGCGTTATGCTGAGGACTGCGGGACCTACGGCCTGTAGTTGAAACCTGGATCGGTTAAGCAGGGGATCAGTTAAGAATTTGCGGGCGTGATGCAACAGGAAGACATCTGAGGCTTAAACCCTCGGTTCTACCGGCTCGAATCCGGTCGCCCGCACCACGGTCGAGTAGCTAAGACGGTAAAGCGACAGTCTGCAAAACTGTTAATCGTCGGTTCGATTCCGATCTCGACCTCCAAGTTTAAGTTGTGCAGGTATGGCGTAATTGGCAGCCGCGCTGGTTTTAGAAACCAGTCTCTAGGGGTGGGGGTTCGACTCCCTCTACCTGCACCAAGTTTTGCCGATGTGGTGTAATTGGAAGCCACGCTAGATTCAAAACCTAGTCCTTCGGGGTAGGGGTTCGATCCCCCTCATCGGCACCAAATGTTGTGGGTGTCAACTCCCACTGATGACCATAAAGCAAAGTAGCCCTGCCGAAGACAAACTGTCGGTAAGTTGGTCAGAGATTGTCAACTCCTTCAACTCTGAAACAAGAGGGACGTAAGTTTCACGGATCGTGGCCGGGACGGTAACGGAGCAGTTTGCTAAACTGTACAACCGAAAGGTTGAGCTTGTTCGACTCAAGCACGATCCGCCAATGTCAAGTTTTGTGCAAGGAAAAGTAGGTAGTTTTTCCTTAATGGAAAGTAAACCCGGCGGGGCTGGGCACTGGCCGGAAACCAGTTGGGTCCTTCGGGACTGTGGATCGTGTTCACTGCTTTCCTCCACGGACGGGTGGCAGAGTGCTTTATCGCGCTGGTCCCGAAAACCAGTACACCTTCGGGTGTCGTGAGTTGAAATCTCACCCCGTCCGCCATGTTTGACGTGTGCCGCCGGTCGTCCGCTGTTCCTTATTCCCTTGTCAAAGGGTTGGAATATGATCCGGTTCCCCGAGCCCGGCTGGCCCTGACAAGCTCAGCAAGGTGTCGCGTAGAAGTCGGGGAGTTAAGTTTTGGAAAGCGCCGTCGATGGTGAGACAGCCGGTCCTGAAAACCGGGGCTCCCGCAAGGGATGAGGGATCGTTACCTTCGCTTTCCGCCACGCACGTAACGCGCTAAGGTAGCCAGGCTCTCTGTAAAAGAGCCCTCTTCGGGGATAGCAAGTTCGATTCTTGCTGCGTGCACCAGTTTCGCACGGTAACATTTTCGATGTTATTGTGCAGTTTTCCACAAGTCCATTATCCGGACTGTGGTACAATGAAGTTTGACGCCGGGTAGAGAAGCGGCCATCTCGCCATCCTCATAAGTTGGAGACCGGAGGTTCAAGTCCTCCCCTGGCAACCATTTTGCGACGGTAGCATAGCGGCAAATGTCCTTGATTGTCGATCAAGTTTACAGGGGTTCAAATCCCCTTCGTCGCGCCATTTATGGGGTAGTTGGCAAGTTGGTTAAGCCACCACGTTCTCACCGTGGTTACGCCTCGGTTCGAACCCGAGCTACCCTACCATTTTGTGGGTGTTCACATTGTTGGTGAATGTGCCCTGACTTTCAATCAGGTGATGTCGCCGGTTCGATTCCGGTCACCCACGCCAAGTTGTTCCACGGTCGTATAATGGTATTATGCCTCGCTGTTAACGAGTAAGATGCGCGTTCGACTCGCGCCTGTGGAGCCAAAATAGTCGTAACGGGCTGCGACTCTAAACACTGTGGCTAAACACCAACGGGTAAAACCTAGCAGCAAGACCTCAAAGAGAGTAGCGGGACTTACGCGCTTTGAGGCTGGGTTTTATTGAGGACCGCCAAATTTTAATGGACCTTCGCCTAGCAGGTATGGCACTTCGCTCTGAACGAAGACTAAGACAGGTTCGAGACCTGTAGGTCCAGCCAGTTTTGCCCGAGTCGTTCAACGGTAGGACCGGGGTCTTTGAAGCCCCAGACGCAGCGTTCAACTCGCTCCTCGGGTGCCACATTGCGAAGGTCGTACAGCGGCCAGTACCTCGGATTGCCAGTCCGTAGACGCCAGTTCGAGTCTGGTCCTTCGCTCCATTTTGCCGCAGGAGACGTACGCTCCGAGGTTGCCCCCGGCCTACATCGGGGGTTGTAAAAGCCGGGGAAGCATCCGGCCCTCAAGCGGCAATGTTTCGTCCAGGTAATGGACAACATGTTACATATATGGGTCGTTAACCGACTTTAGGACCCATATATGAACCGCAAGCCTGGTTAGGTCAGTGCTAGACTTTCGCCTTCGTACCGCGAAGACCGGGGTTGAATTCCCCGACCGGGCTCCAAGTTAGGAGTAAGCATGAGATTGGTTTCTCAGGAAGATTTCGATCTAGCGAAAAGTCGAGAACCCGTCCATCTTTACTGTGATTATTGTGACGTTGATTTTATGCGCCTCAAGCACCACGCAATGAAGAGTGCCAAGAGGGGAGAAGGTTTCTGCTACTGCTCCCGAAGATGTTTGTCCAACTCTCTAGAAACGGATATTCGTCCTTGTCTTAATTGTGGGGATGATACTAAAAGTAAGTTTTGTTCCCAACGGTGTGCTGCAATTTTTAATCTTACTGGTAAGCGTCGGTCCCCTCTAAGAGTCTGCAAAAGGTGCGGAAGAGAAACTGATAATCGACTTTTTTGCAGCAAAGTCTGTCATCGTTTGTACGAGGAAGAAAAGTACATAGAGGCTTGGCTCCTCGGGGAAGAATCGGGATTGACACCCGCCGGGGCTTTGTGTCAACAAGTACGGGTTTACCTTTACAGGACTTATGGAAAGAAATGTTCTCGCTGTGGGTGGTGTGAAGTTAATCCAACCAGCGGACACATTCCGATCCAGGTTGAGCACATCGACGGAGACTTCAGAAACTGTAGACCAGAGAATTTGACTATCCTCTGCCCAAATTGCCATTCTTTAACTTCCACATATATGGGGTTAAACAGAGGGCGAGGACGAGATGTTGGCGGAGTTCGACGCAAGAAAGCCGGAATAGTTCAGTTGTCAGAACCTTCCCCCGGTACGGGAAAAGCGGGAGTTAAATCCTCCCTTCCGGCTCCAAAAGATTTTAGTTGACAAGCTGAAGACGGTTGTGGTACAATGTCTTTAGTTGAGATTTGCGCCTGAAGAATACCAGAAGATTCGCCCGGCCTGTACCCGGGAGAAGGCAGTTTGAATCTGTCCGGGCGCTCCATACAGGCGACACCTGCCTGGTTCTACCAAACGAAGTGGCGCGACTTTTCAACGGGGCTTCAGAGTAAACCCTGTTTCCGATTCGTCCAGGTAATGGACAGCAAGTCCTACACCGAGTACCTCCTAGAAATAGGATGCAGTGAAAAGTTGATCGTGGGCATAGCCCTTTTGCTGGCCAGCCGGTTGACCTAAAGCTCGGAAAGTTTATGGCGAGGTTGGCCGAGTGGCTTAGGCGCTGGACTGTGACCCCAGTAACAGGAGTTCGAACCTCCTACCCCGCCCCAAGCAGCCGAGAAACGCGGGTTCGACTCCCGCTGGAATATGCGGTGAGTTCCGCACCATCATCTAAAGGATAGGACCTCGGCGTAAGTTTGAAATGTGGGGGCGTGATGAAACACGCGATCATACTACGTCTGCACCGTAGTTTTGAGGGTTGCAATCCCTCCGTCTCCACCAAAGCTGAGAACCGCGAAACCTGCGGCAGCGTCGTAACGTTCGGCGAGTGGTTTGACAGGGGGTGAGAGTACCCCGACTTTTTGCGGATTGAGCAAGAGTGGTCTTTGCGGCGGTTTGAAAAGCCGTTCAGTCCAGTTCGATTCTGGGAATCCGCACCATCGGGGTCTAGCCTAGCGGTTTCAGGCACCTGTTTCGGATACAGGACGAGCGGCGTTCGACTCGCCGGGTCCCGACCAAATTTATCGGGGGGTGGGCAAAAGGTTAGCCTCTCGCTCTGGAAGCGAGCTATCAAGTGAGTTCGATTCTCACCCTCCCGACCATGTTAGGAAGACACAATGCCGAAGAAGATTGAACTTGAGTGCTGCGTTTGTAAGAGCAAATTTCTCAAGCAACTGAAGCATTATGTGTTTGCAACAAAAGCAGGACAGACCGAGTTCTATTGTAGTGCGGCTTGTACTAGCGAACGAAGAAAGAAGATTCCCGATAGTCCTTGTGAGTGGTGCGGGGTACTTTGTTCATACGACCAAAAATTTTGTGATTCTCGGTGCTACGGAAACAGTAAGATAGGGGTTCCTGGGGAGAAGAGAAGCGAGGAGTCGAAAGACAAACTCAGTCTGTCTTTACGATCCAAGACCAATAATCTTCCTCGACCTTGCGAAAACTGCGGGTCCGTTATTGAGAGACCCAAGCGAAAGCAAAGGTATTGTTCAATTGCTTGTTCTGGTATCGTGAAATGGCAGGACCCAGAGTTCGTAAAGAAAATTCTTGCTTCCTCGGTAGGGAAGCACCCCGGATGGCAAACTCGTCCGAAAGGTAAAGAGTCTTTCGCCGAGAGGTTCTGGAGAGAGCGTCTGGGGAGCCAAACGGACCAAGAGTACGTTCAAGAATTCAAGGTCAGAAAGAAGGAACTTGGCTCAGACAAGAAGGGCAACTACTTCTTAGATTTCTACTTTCCTTCTTTGTTGTTGGATTTGGAAGTAGATGGCCGCCAACACGACGACAGAAAAGATTCGGACCAAGAAAGAGATCGACTACTTACCGGGGTTGGAATACGAGTCGTTCGTTATCGGTGGCCTCTCGGAAAAGACAGATTCATCAAAACTAATGAACAAGTGCAACATTTTGTGGAACTTCTGAAAGTTTTTGTACCCGTAGTTCAGCGCATAGAACGCTTCCCTGCGAAGGAAGAGGTCGTCGGTTGAAGTCCGACCGGGCACACCATTTCACGGCCCCGTCGTCCAAAGAACAGGGCACTAGTCTTCGAAACTAGTTATTGCGGTTTGAGTCCGCACGGGGCTACCATTTTACAGGGAATGATCCGAGATCACATCGGTCTCCAAAACCTTTTAGCGGGGTTAGACTCCCCGATTCCCTGCCAGTTTCGCCGCGCACCAGAGTTTGGACAACGCCCTCATAAAGCGTTTGGCGTAGGGTTAAAGTCCCTCACGCGGCACCAAGTTTTGCCGGAATCCTCGGGTGAGGCGTTGGGATTTATAACCCCGGCAGTTGCCAGTAGATTGCTGGTGCGCGAGGGCTCAGGCCCCTCTTCCGGTTCCACGGGTTGCAAGCTTTGATGGTTTGAAGCAGTCGGCTCTTACCCGACAGAGCAGGATTCGAGTTCCTGGCGACCCACCAGTTTAGGGGTGTAAGCTTTAATGCTGAAGCAACCGGCCTTTAACCGGAAGAACGGGGATGGTTACCCCGACGCCCCACCAAGAGCGCATCGTCTAATGCAGAAGGCACTGGTCCTCTAAACCAAGAATCGGAGTTGAATTCTCCGTGCGCTCTCCATAAGTTTTGGTCCCGTAGCTCAAAGGACAGAGCAATGCTCCCCTAAAGCAAAGATTCCGGATCGTGTCCGGACGGGACTCCCAAGTTGCGAGAATCTGAAATCCGGGCGAACGGGATATTGACTTAGGTCGAAAGACCTCTTCAGCCTGTCAGTAGAGATTTTCCGGTAGAAATCCGGCTCGCACAAAGTTTGCGCGTATAGTTCAAAGGACAGAACTCGACCCTCCGAAGGTCAGGATGTCGGCTCGATTCCGGCTACGCGCCCCATGTTACCTCGGGTACTTTGATGCCCAGCAGACGGTCGTAATCCCGAGGACGCTTCTTGAGAGCCGTGATCTTGAAGCTTAAAGTTTTGCCTGGTTAGGTTAACGATAGACTGCTACCTTTACACGATAGCGACGGGGGTTTGACTCCCTCACCGGGCACCATTTATGGGCGACTCTTCCAATAGCAGGAAATTCCTCCGATTAAGGAATAATCACGGCGCGAATCCGTGGTCGCCTACCAAGTTTGCGGGCATCATCCAATGCTAGGATGCAATCCTTCCAAGTTTGTCATGTCGGTTGAAATCCGACTGTCCGCTCCATATTTAAGTTTTAGTCCGGGTAATGGACTAATCGCCGATCCGAGCCAGAGCGCCGGAATCTCAGAGAGCCAAAAATGACAGATGAATCCAAAATTGTTGCCGAACTGCGCATAAAAAGCTGCGTGGTTAGTCAGTTTCCCAAGCCTCCGAAAAAAGCTCCTCCTTACTGGAATGAGAAAACAGAAGAGGTTTGGGAGATCAAAGCCGAAGGGATTTGGAAATCAGAAATTCCGTATCCTATTTCCCTCCACTTTACCACTCCTCCCGGACATCCCGTTCTTCCTTCCATCGGAAAACTCAAGATCACAATCGAGGCTCTTTAGCCTCCAAAGGACAAACATCATGGCTCATCAAGACACAGTTGCAGGCTACCCCAATTTTAACTACTCGCAGGTGATTGCAGTAACTACTGAAGTCCCCCTGCTTGCCCCTACCGCCGCTGGAGTATCTCCGTACTTCCCCTCCCCCGAATTTCCTCTTTCGACTTCGACCTATCCGTCCGGCGTATATGTTGGTGTTTCGGCTGACATCGCTGGCGGCGCTTTCGACGGTCACTTGTTTGAGGTTGTTCTGGCCTTCACGGCGTCAAGCACGGCCACAACCAACTTGTTAGTCGATCTATACAACGCCAAAGCCTCAACGTTTGCGGGAGGCCCTGCGGCCTCGGGATACACCTTGGGTACTCTCAGCACGGGATGTACCAAGGTTGTTACGGGTACGGCGACCGCAAACCTGACTTCGAGCGTTACTGTCAACTACGTGATGAAGGCTCAGTTCCTGTGGGATAGCCTCACCAAGATTCTGTCTTGGGCCGGAACTTCTCAGTATCAGAACGGTGTGTTGATTTCCAACGCGGCAAATGCCAACGCCACTTCCGTTGCCATTACCGATTTGAATTTCATTCCGTCTTTCACTCTTGCTTCGGCGGCCACCACGACAATCAACTTCAAGGAATTTGTCATTAACCGGATATAAAATCAACAACTTATGGGGGCCGCAAGGCCCCTACAAGGAGATCAATATGGAAGCCATACTTTGGATACTTGCTGTGGTTTTCGTCTTGACGGTGATTTTCGCTGCTGATCGGCAGTTGTGGATCAAGGAAATCGAAAAGGACCTGAAAGAGTTCTTGGGCGATTCAATGGTTGCCCGAGACGCCGCAGAAAAATCAATAAAGGTTCACTACCAGGCGCAGGTTGCTGCTCTCAGAACCTTAATCAAAAAGCATTTCAAGCTATAGGAGCCCAACGTGGCGAATTCTCTTGTTTCACAACCCATGATTTTGGCTGGAGACATCACAACTTGGCGCAACGCCGCGACGGTTGTGTCTGCTGGTTATACCACGGGAATCCGCGTCCAAAAACTTCTACTCATTGTCGGAGCCAGCGCGGCCAGTTTGGGAACGGTAGCGATTACCGCACCCTCTGATAGTGCCCCGCTATATCCCATACTGTCCGTTGCGGCTTCAACAGCCGCCAATACGGAACTATTTCTCGACAGCCCAACTGATACAACAGGTGCTTTGACTTGGCGAGATTTTGCGGTGACGGGTTTGACGGCAACAGGAACAAAACTCTGGATTTGGTGGACAGTCTAAATGAAGAAACTCCTTTCCCTTGCCGTTCTCGGATTGTCCATTATCTGGACAGCTTCCGCTCAATTGCCGGTGAACAATCAAGTTATCTATGTTCCATCCGCCCCCTCGGGAGCTTGTCCTGCTTCTCCCCCTATTGAAGTTGTAATCTCTACGGGTGTTATTTACTCCTGTGATAATGGAACTTGGAGCGTATCCCCGGCTGGGACGATAGCGAATAATACGACCGGCACAGCAGCGGGGCTGACGGCGGGCTCACAACTAACTTTGTCGGCTCCGAGCATGGCCATTGCCAACCTTGCGACCGGCCCCGCAATCACGCAGGGCGGCACTCCTGGCACTGCGAGCTACGTCTATGGGGTAGTAGCGCGAAATACGGCGGGGACGATCTACACGGCACTCTCCCCTTTAGCTCTGACCACGACAGGACCAGCCACGGTCAATGGCACGAACTATAACATCGTCACTTTTCCAACGCTGCCAACAAACGCAAACTGCTTTGATGTATATGTGATGGTGCGGCTTGGGACCGTGTACTCTCAGGGATTACTTGCGTCCTGCCAGACGACCAGTTACAACGATGTTGGCGGAGCGGCCAGCGGGGTTCCGCCCTTCTATGCAAGCTGGGTTCCACAGACTACGGGGCTTCCGGCGGGGTGTCTTCAATATCCCTGCACAGTGGCAGCGGGGCTTATTAGCGGGTTGACCGTGATCACAGGAGCAAATGGAGGCTACGTACCGCTTTATGCGACTCCGAGCGGGCTGACTGGCCAATATGAGATGTGTGGCGATGCGACCATGACGACCGCAGGAACCGGAACGCTCAACCCTTACGGCTATGCGTATTGGCTCGGCCATTGGCACTCGGCCTCAATGGGAGCGGCAACGACTGCGACCGGAACGTATGATATTGGCATGGATGGGTCCAGTGGAGCCTCTAACTGCAAACAAATCAGCGCAGATGCCAGTACGCTAATTTCCGCGTACACATCAGGCACTCTTGCTGGTGGGGGCGTTTACACTTGGCAGTTCTCTTTGATTCGGCTGAAATAGGCTTGTGGGGTCAGTAATAGGACACGGCAATAAAATTTAACCAAAGGAGAAAACATGACCACGAAGAAACCGGAAAAGAAGTCTGGCGAAACCAAGATCAAGATCAAAGTTAAAGCCAGCACTCCAGAAGCAGCAAAGAACGCCTTGAAAAAGGCCATCAAGTAGTCCATTAACTTGGACAGAATCGAGATTTAACATGGCCGAGGAAAAGGCATCCAGGGCGAAAAGCTCGATGAGTGGGGGCGGCAAGAAAAAGTCCTCCTCTCATTCAAAGAGCAAGAGTCACCCGCATGAAATTCGTATCCGCAAAGGAAAGAGCGGCGGGCACATTGTTACCCACCACGAACTCCCCGACGAGAGCGGAGTCGCTACCGACCCCGAAGAGCACGTGATGCCGGACCAGGCGTCCCTCCTTCAGCACATAGCGGCCAATACGGACGATCAGGCGGCCCCCCAAGCGGCACCTCCCGACCCGTCTCAGCAAGCTGGCCCCGCAGTAGCAGCAGCCGGTCCGGGCCCTGGTGGTCCTCCACAGCCGCAGCAAGGAATGTAAATGACAATTGCCATCGTTCCGAGTTCGAAGATAGGTTGGATCGTTACCGCTGTTATCGCTGCGGTTCTGATCTTTAGTGCCTACGAATGGTCCCAAGAACACGACGCCCGCATCAAAGCTGAAGCGACGGTAACGGCTGCTCAGACGCAGATTCAAGCGGACAAAGCCACAGTGGCCAAAGCCCAAACGGACCTGGCGGCACGACTGTCCACTTTGGAAGCGGCGCGAAGCCAACCAGCAACTCCGCAGCAGATTGTTATTTCGGCAGCCAAGTTGTTTCCCAATCTTCCCCAACCCCTGCAAGTGGTTACTCCGCCCCCAACGCAACAAGTCGTGAACGGAAAACCAACGGAAGTTCCGAGCGCCGCTTTCGTTCAGGTTCCCGCAGCAGACTTGAAAACTCTCCAAGACTATGCAATCACTTGTGAAGAAAACAACGCGAAACTCGGAGCGTGTACTCTGACTCAGGCGACGACAGTGGACGAGTTGAAAGCAACAACCACTCAACGAGATGCCTATAAAGCGGAACTCAAGGGCGGAACGTTCTGGCAAAGGTTCCGGCACGATGCAAAAATTATTGGAATTACGGCTGTCGTCGCGGGCGGCACGGCCTATGCCCTGGGGAAAAAGTAATGAACGTATCTTCAGTTTTAGGCGGCAATTGGGCTGCTGGGTTTATGCGGTCGCAGTTGTCAGATAAAGACGGGACGGTCAGCAACACCAAGGTCTGTATCCTGATGACGGTAACATCCGTCTTGACCTGGGTATCTTGTTTGCTGTGGAAGCTGCACACCCCCGTCACGGTTACCGATATTGTAACCTTCATAGGGGCTGCTGGAACCTTCACGGCTTTGATAGTCGGAACTATGGCGGGAATGAAATACACAGCGGATGCGGTGAACAACAGGGCACCCAACGCTTCCCCGCAGGTTCAACCACCCACAACACCCTGCCCGTAGTATTGGAGAACAAATGGACTACGTCTACACAGCAGTATTGTCGGCTATCGTTGGTTTCGTCGGGGGACACTACTTTTCGAAGCAGTTGGCCGCCGCCGTTGCCAGTTTGGAAACCACCATTGAAGCCCGTTTGAAGGGCATCGAAACAGCGGTTACAAAGAAGCTCTAACAAAATAAGAGGCGTATGACATCTGAGTCTTTGGAAAGAATCAGACTATTTGTTCTTGGACACCGTCACAAATCGTTAGTGGCTTCTGTCTATGCCCGAGAAAATGGATACAAAGCTGTTTCCCTGGGGCACGAGAACGAGGCGGCTTTTGCTTCTCTCATCCTTCAAGACTTGTCACAAGAACAAGGAGAACCCTGTGCCTCTCACAAAACCAACGACTAAAGCTGGAAAACAAAAAGCTGTCAAGCAAGTTATGGGAGAATGGAAAGCGGGAAAGCTGCACTCCGGTTCGGCGAAAGGTCCGAAGGTTACATCTCAGAAGCAAGCAATAGCAATCTCCCTCTCCGAATCGGGGCAAAGCCGAAAGAAGTAGTCCATTATCCGGACACAAATGCCCGTCGCGGAGGATTTCCGCAGGAGCTACGATGCAAACAATTTTTGAGGTTACTCTGCTCAAGCCAAGTTCTTGGACGCCTCCGTATGTAGAGGAGAGCGAAGAAGAGTCCGAAGTTCCCCTTAGATTTCGACTGGTGAAAGGCGACGGTGAGCATTACTACTACCTATGCCTCGGTTGTTTGTCCGCCGGGGGAGAAATAGAAGATATTTTTCAAACGTCTCTAGCAGAAGAATCTGAATGGCCTTGCGGAGACGGAGTTCCGGTCCGCATGGCTCACGAAATGTATGACCACGGAAGGCAACACGAAATTATCTGGAGATGGTCACTAAATAGGATTCCTCCGCAGAAGCTGGACAAATAGACTTATGTCGATCTCCGAGCAGGTAGACGCACTTTACGACCAATACGGCGGCTACGAACTAATACCCAACGACGCCCTCTACTCCTGCCTCCAAGACGGGAGACAGGACCTGGCCAACATGGCCAAGTTGGGCTCGGATCACATTCCAAATTCCAAATTGGGGAGAGAAGTCAGGCGTAGAAGTGAGGCAGACCTTCTGTGGTTAGCTCGGTATTTTACCTGGGAAACGAACGCGCACAGCGAAAAAGGAACTAAACCCCTTTCGGAAAACCTCATCACCGAGGAATACTATCAAACAGTCTGCGACCTGTTCGTCAAGAAAGACAAATCCAAACCCCTTAACCAGCAGTCCACAGTCAAGACTAGGCTCCTCCTCTGGCCCAGGTCTGGGTTTAAGAGCACAATCGACCACGTAGACACTGTCCAATGGATTCTCAATTTCCCTTCCATTCGTATTCTTTATCTGACGGCGGAAGTCAGTCTGTCCAAAGGTTTCGTGGACGAGGTTAAGGGCCATTTTCAACGCAGCGAAGACGAGCCCACGTTGATGGAACTCTTCTTCCCCGAATTCTGCTTCGTTGATGTTGCCTCCGAAGAAGATGAAAACGGGGTTAAGGTCAAGGGTCAGCGGGAAAAGATGGAAGTCTTTACCTGCCCGGTGTGGAAAGCAAAGAAGATCAGGCGCAAGGAGCCGACCGTCGTCGGATCGTCCGTAGGCAAAACCAAGTCCGGTTGGCACTACGAACTTATTAAAATGGATGACGCCGTCTCGGACGTGAACACAGAGTCATCCGAGCAGTGTTCCAGCATTTCCCATAAATTGTTCCTCGCCGAGAAGTTGATTATTCCCGGAGGATATTATGTAGATTACATAGGCACTCGGTATGCGGACGAAGACCATTACGGCGAACTCCTAGAGAAGAACGAGAACTTCGGAGAAGTGGAACGTCGAGAGGGACCCGGCTGGTTCTTTGTCCACAACAAAACCACCAATATGAACATCTTGGTGGGCCGAGCGATCACGATCAAACCCGAGATTGTAGAACGTCTTCAGTCTGAGGGACGAAAAGTAACCTACCAAGAAGCGGGCGAAGCGGGTTGTATTCTGCTTCTTCCCCACATCATGTCCTTCTCCTGGCTGATGAACGATCTCGCCAAGGATGAGAAGTCTTTCGAAGGACAGAGAAATCAGAACCCCCGATCCGCCGGAAGCGTGACGTTCGATAGGCCCCTCCTCCTTCGGTGTACTATCCCCTATCAAATGCTTCCCCGCAGCGGCCCCGTGTCAAATATGTGGGACTTTAACGGGGGCAAGCAGAAGAAGGGATTGGACTACACCACGGGCTCCGCTGTTATGTGGAGCGAAGCTGACGAAATCGGACCAAACGGTAAACCAGTTGAAATAATAATGCCGAACGGAACCAAGACCCGAAGAAAGAAGACGGTCGGAAGCACACTCAAAGTTGTGAGGGATCGTTTCAACAATCTAACGGGACCCCAAGCTGTTATCCGTCTGGCGCAAGAAACTCGACCTTTCATCATCGGAATTGAGGACTCCCCGGGTGTCCGCTACATGGAATATACAATTCTAACGGAGGCCGCCAAAACAGGTGACCCCTATATCATGGAATTGTGTGCCCACATTGAATGGATTCCGGTAGACAACCAGAACGACGCTAAGAAACTTCGAATCGGGCAGTTGTATCCGTGGATGGTAAACGGACAGTGGTTCTTCCTCAATGCTTGTATGGACCCCCTTCGAATAGAGATTCTTTATACAGAGTTCGAAAAGTGCCAGACAAGCCATCACCACGAGGATATACCAGACTGCCTGGCTTATCAGCTTCGATACGCCCCCCGGGCCACCCAAGCCATAGTCGAAAATAACACGGATATGTTCTTCAGCATAGACCGGCAAGGCTGGGGCGAGGTGTTCGACGAAAATTATCGGCCTAACTCCCGGGGTGGGTATTACTTGGGAGACGATGGCCAGATGGTTCCTATTCAGCAAACGGGCCCAACCCGGTGGACCTATGCAGCAGACGGAACTTTGGTTCCGATTGACGGTCCGACGCCCGAGCCCACTGACTTCTTCTCATCCTCGTCAGAACCGGAAACCAGTGGAGTTCCCTCGGGGATGAACAATATCCTGGGTGCTGGAATGTGGGGATAGGAGACAATATGTTGTTGCTTTTCGCCTTGTCTTTCTGGCTCGCGGTTTGCCTTGGTTGGGAAAACCGATCTTTACGCGCTGAGGTTAGAAAGTGGCGCAGGGGATACAACCGAGAGTTTGCTTTTTCCTGTACGGTTCAAAAACTGTTTACCGAGTTGTTGACCAAATACCAAGCTGTAAAGGGAAAGCAATGAAAATTCACGTAGAAATTCTGGATGACGAGGGATTAGTCCAAGCCGAGCATACGGCGGACGCTTCAACCCCCAGCCGCTGGACGGCCCCTTCGGCCCGAAGGTTTCTCAGCAAGATGCCACAGAACGCTTCTGACGTGGTCAACAACGGAACCTACGAACTGTTTGGGATTACTTTTCAGCCTATAGTAAGAGTCGATAGGCCAAACGGTTGGATAACTCCTGTTCCAGGTCCGAACGCCAGGCCAACATACCCCCAAAACTTTCCACCTTCTCTCACACCACAATCAATGTGGGGAACGTCTTCCCCGACGAAACAACAAAATCTAAACCAACCCGCAGGCTTCGCGCCTACATCAAGAGGTTAATCATCATGGCTGTTGGAACTCTCATTTCGCTCGGCGGCAATCTCGAAAATCCACGTGATTCCAAGCCGTCTGACTATTCTGCCGTAGGCCCAACCGGGGCCGAAGGTTCTTCCTCGGGCGAGGGTCAACTTGTCAAACAATCTCCAACGCAGATTGTTAACAACGACATCAAAGCTTCGGACTTCAAAGTCGGACAGTCCTCCGCCGCCGGAACCTCGGTTTCTTGCCCGGTATCTGTCGATTTGAAGGACGGGTTCGTGGTTCCTGATGTTCGGACAAAGCCCTACTAATTAGTCCGGGTAATGGACAAAGCGGCGTCGGTAACGCTTCTTGTTTTAGAATTTCCACATAAAGAGTGTTGGTCTTCCGTACCGAAATCAGAGGATATAAATGATTCTTCCCGAACCCGTCCTTAACCCGTATGAGGCCATAAAGCCCGAAGAGGCCAAAGCCTTTTTGTCCGCGCAAGTATGGGAAGACGATCCTGGTTTGCGCTTAGTTCTTCAGGACACTATGCGGGCCGAGCAAGAGGCAAATCGTCGGGCGTTCGTAACTTCATGGGAATCTAGCAGAGACCTTTATTCCTCGCTCTACTCGCCAAACTATTGGCCAGGTACCCAGATCGAAGCCGCGTCCGTAAATTTCTTTACGGTGGCTACTGCCGTCAACGGAATAAATCCCCAGATTCTTGCCGGATTGTTTTACGAAAATCCTCCATTTATAGCGCAGGAAAGACCGGGCACGACTGCACAGTGCGCTCGGGCTACCAGCGCTTTGCTTGCGTTTCAACTGGACGACATTAACTTCAGGGAAGAACTGCGGTTGGGTGTAATGAACTTCCTGCTCTTCGGAACAGCAATGTTCCAAGAAGGGTGGGAAAAGTTTACTCGTGAACGCAAGGTTTTGAAGAGAAAGAGCCCTGCGGTTGTAATCAAAAGCACAATTCCCGGAGCCCCGGACACCAGTATTACCGACGACGAGCTTGAAGAAGAAGTCACAGAAGAGGTCGTAGACCGACCCACCTTTGAGCATATCGTTAATCTGCGGGAAGTCTTGGTAGACCCGGGACTAAACGTGCCGGACGTTCGCAAGGCAAAGTACGTTATTCGTCGGCGTTACATGACGTTCGACGACATCGACAAGCTGCGCGAACGAGACGGATATACCATTCCGTCGAGAGAAAAGCTGCTTGAGTTATTCCTTCCCCCGCAGGAACCTGTCGAGGCCAACGTCTCGGAAGACGGTGGACGCAACCCCTTGTGGGACGCCAGGGCCGAACCTCGTTGGGAAGAAACCACTGCCGATCCATTCCAAAAACCCCTAGAGGTTTTGGAGCGGTGGGATAATAAAACCTACATCGTTGTTGTCCAAAAGAAACTGGTTATCTACAACGACACGAACATCTACGGCAGAATCCCGTTCCTGTCCATAGGTTGGTGGGATGTGCCTGGTGCTTTCTGGTCTATGGGTCTGGGCCGCACAATTGGCACAGAGCAGCGCCTGCAAACCGGCACCACAAACCTGCTATTGAATCAGGCCAACATGAAGCTGAATGCTCCTCTGGTCCGGGTTCGGGGCAAGAGCATACCAACGCAAAGCGTTCGCATCAGTCCCAGCAAGATGATTGAGGTTGATAACAAAGACGACCTGGCTGTTCTCAAGTTTGGCGATCCCGTTGTAGAAGCGCAGCAAATTCTGATGGCATCCCAAGGCCGAGTAGACTCCGTTTCGGGTAACAGCCCCATGAGTGGACAAGGTATTGCTGGGTCCAGCGGTCACTCAAACATTGCTCGGTCGTCTGCCGGGGCCCAAGGGCTGCTGCAAGGAGCTTCAAACGTAATCTCCGAGGCCGTGGACAAGCTTGCCAACCAGGTTATCGTTCCGTTCCTGTACGATATGCAGGAAATGAATTACACTATGTTGCCTTTGTCGCAGCTAGACTACATCATGTCCCAAGAACTCAAACATGAGTATTTGACGCAGGGTGGCGACCTGGTGGACATCCTGAACGCCAAAGTCAAGTTCTCGATCCTGGCCGGGTCCAAGATGCAGACCCGAAGGAACATGGCCCAGGGATTGCCTATGCTAACGCAATTCCTGTCCAACCCCGCAATCGTCGAACAGCTTTCCATCGAAGGAAAGAAGGTAGACGTGAACGAGGTCGTAAGAATGTGGTTTGAATCTTCAGACTGGAAGAACTTGAATGATGTTATCGTCCCAATGACTCAGCAAGATATGCAGAGACATCAACAGCAGAGCATGGGCGGACTCAACCAGCAGAAGTTCCAGCAACAGCAAGCTTTGATCGCGCAGAAAGCGGCGGCCAAAGAACAAGCCGACGATGCTAATAATATCGCTCAGGCCGCAAGACACGCCCTACGAGTTGGTTTCGAAAAAGTAACAGAACCCAACGAGCTTACTGGAGAGGCTTCGGCGTCTACCGGCTTTGGCTCGGCGGCGTAATATCGTCCGGGTAATGGACCAGGAGAATAAATGGCTACCGCTCCGTATCAACCAAACTTCCAAACTGCAATCACGGGTGGAATTCCATCCACCGAGTTTGACAGGCTTTCTCCCGAGGAGTTGGACAAGCTGCTCAACTCCATAACGGGCCGGGGACAAATGAGAACTGCCACCCCTCCACAAGCGAAGAGAACAGTTAACCTCGACCACATCCTGGGGGGATTGTATGCCTCCTAAGATTCCTTTCTCCGGGTACGCAACTTACGGTCCAGTAACCAGCGACTTTCCAACCGAACCCGACGCAGACTTTTCCAACATCGAAGGAGAGTTGGAGTTATACAACAAAGGCCGCGAACTTCGGACGGTGGTCAATCATCCCGGCTGGAACACGGTAATACAGACCTTGCAGGACTACCGAGACAAAGCGGTTCAAACCCTGGTCGATCTTCCGCCGGGAGACCCAACAGTTCCTACTGTCCACGCCGCAGCCTCTGCTTTGGACGACCAGTTCGTTAAATTTCAGCAAGACATAGAGAAGGCAATTGAGTTTGCTGCGAACCCTTCCGAGGAAGTTACTCTCTGGTTGAAGGGTGCCTATAAAGCGGCAGATGTCAAAGCTGCGATAGGGGGAGTGTAATGGACGAGAATTTAGTAGGAAACGCAAGCGGGGCGCAATCTTTGTGGGGCTTAGACCTCTCTCAGCAAGCGCAACACGTTTGTCCTGCTTGCGGATACTGCCCATGCTGCGGGCGCAAAAACGCAGTGCCGGTTCCTTCTTATCCACCGTGGCCGGGCTACCCATCGCCGAATATTTGGGACCCGTCTCCTTACCCTTGGACAGTTACCTGTTCTAATTACTAACCCGTCCGGATAATGGACAAACCCAACCCGTGCCGGAGGATTTCCGGTAGGAGACAGAATGGCACAGCAATTAACCCTTGATCCCTGGGCATTAAACCCCGATGGAAGCGTTGACCCCTTCACTAACGTTGATCTAAGATCGCAACGTCTGGACGAAATCGACCCCGACCTTCTCGAAGAACACCCGCTCCTTGTTCCGAATATAGTTACAAACTACCCGCAGCCGGAGCCCTTGGAGGAAGAGCCGGTTGTTCCGCCCCCGCCACCCCAAGAGCCCGATGTTCCAGAAACTCTGGAACTGGAGGACGGCACCTTGCTCTCCTTGGAGAAAGACAAGGGGCAGTGGAAAGGCTCTGTTGCGGGGCCCACAGGCAGCCCTCAGATTTACTGGGGAAAGACCAAGAACGAATTGGTGCTCAATATCTTGAAGGCGCAGGCGAACGCCACAAAGAAAATTCGAGAGCAGAATGCAAAGCTGAAGTTCAGTTCTACTCCAGCGGCCCCGGTTCTCGCCCCGTCTCAGCAAGCTACGTCCAAGAGGAGACTGACTGCCGACGAGATTTTTGAGTACAAGACCTTGCTGGAATCCGACCCGGAAGCGGCGCAAGACTTCTTGCTTCTGAAAACTCGCGGCGTAACAATGGACGACGTTCTTTCCCGCGCACAAAGAGGGTCCCTGGCCGAAGCGCAGATTCAAACCGATTTAGTTTGTCAAGACTTTCTGCGGAAGAATCCGGACTACTATCCGGACAGAGAAGCCAAGAATTTCAACCGGCTAGTCCAGTGGCTAAGCAAATTTAAGCTCGGCAAGTCCGATGCCGATATGTTCGAATTACACACGAACGGACAATGGACTGTCGAAAATATTGAGGAAGCTTTTGAAGACCTGAGCAGCGACGATTTAATGGTTCAGGCCCCCAGACTTCCCAAACAAGCTCCACCACAAGTGGAAACCCCTCCGCCGGTAGCGGTTCAACCCAACGAACCGGCACTGCCTGCGCCGCGCCCCAACGAACGGATTGTTCAAGTGGTGACGCGCCCGAGAGCGGCTATGGGACTCCGGAACACCGACGTAACACCCGTCGCACCCCCGGAAGCCCCCAAAGCGCCCTCAGCCGAGGAGCTAGAAAACATGTCCGACGCACAGATCAAGCAATTACTTGGTGGTGTTTCTCGGGAGATGTCGAAAGCTCGGCGCTCTAACTAAAACAAAGGAGTAGCTTATATGAGCTATTCACCAGCATCAATTCTTACTTCGGGCGCACTTCCCAACTTGGTTGCAATTCACTACGAGCGGGAAGCGATTCCAAACCTGAAGGCAAACACTCCCTACCTTAGCATGACCAAGCAGCGTCCGCTGCCGTTGCGCCAAGGAAACCAGATTCAGTTCTACACCTACGCTCTGCTTGCAGCTAACCTGAACCAGGCCGCTGAAGGCACAGTGGGCTCGCCAATTTCCGAGTCCAGCAACAAGATCGTGGCTACGATTGGTCAGTACGCTGACTTTATCAATAGCTCGGACTTGGCGCTTGACGTGGCCATCGACGACCCGGGTCTGCTTCAGAATCTGGCGAATGAGTTGAACTACCGTCTGGCCCTCACCCTCAACACCCTTGTCCAGCTTACCGCTGACTCGGCAGTTGCGGTTGACGCCCTGGTCAACATCCAACTCGCAAACGGCTCCTACCTGACTGCCAACAACGTTCGTTCTGCTGCGCAGTCTCTGGTTGCCGTAAACGCACGGCCCCTCGTGGACAACAAGTTCGGTGGAATTATTCACCCCTCGGTTGTACGCGACATTTTGAACGACACGTCTTACAATGGTCTGACTGACATTATCAAGCGTGACGACTCAATGCGTGCGATGCTGTTTGAACTGCCGAAGAACGAGGATGTTATCTCGTTTGCTGGCGTGACGTTCAAACAAAGTACGACCGCTCCATCAGTGACGATCTCCGGAAATACGTACTACAACACCTATATTTTCGGCGAAGACGCTATCTTCTCCGTGTTCCTCGGGAAGAATCCAGCCGATGGCTCCAAAAATTATAAGCTTTTTATACAGGCCGCTCCTGAGCAGGGAAGTGTGAGCGATCCAGCACGGCAAATTGGCGGCTGGGTTTCTTACAACGTCCGTTACACCAACACGCTTCGTCCGGGCAGCGTAATGACCCTAAGACGTTTGCAATCACAGACTTCCAGCAGCTAAGGAACCTGTGAAAATAATTTCAACTGAGGCTTGACATATCGCAGGCGACTGTGGTACAATGGTTTTAGTTGGAATAACGGTCAAAGGGGCTTGCGCTCTCCCGCAGGCCCCGGAGGCCCCTAACCTCATGGAGAGATGAGCAAAATGGAAACAAAGATTTGTAAGAAGTGTGGATTGGAAAAATCCACAAACGAATTTGGAAAGAAACTTGGTGGCCTTCAATCTTGGTGCCGAGAATGCACGAAAAAATATGGCCAAGAACACTACGCGGCCAATCAAAAGGTCATCCGCCAACGTCAGAATCTTTCTTACCCCAAGCAGGCCAAACAGCAGATGGCCCGACAGAAGCAAGCCTTGAAAGATAATCCGGCCAAGGGTCTTCTTAAGTTGGCCAAGCAGCGTTGCAAGAAATCTGGAGTTTCCTGTACGATTACGGAATCCGACATAAAGATTCCAGAGTTCTGTCCTATCCTGGGACTTCGTTTAGAGTTTGGAGATATGGAGACCCGAAATAGCTCTCCCAGCCTTGACCGTCTCAATCCGGCTTTTGGCTATGTTCCTGGGAATGTGGCCGTAATTTCATATCGAGCCAACAGAATCAAGAATGAAGGTTTGGCCGCCGAGCACCGCCTTATAGCCGATTGGATGGACACCTTTTCCAAGGAGCCTGCGTGACCGACCTTGAAAAATACAAACTAGCAGCGGAGAAACTCCGGTTCCTGGTCCACCTTTGGCTTGACGAAGATTGTGGTTGTACCTGCTCTGCGTGCGAAGAGCTACTTGCCGATGCCGAAGAGCTTTTGAAGGAGACTAAATGCAAGCCTCAGTAACAACCGGCCCGGCCCTCCCCAATACGACAGCCACCTACTACGGGGCCAAACCCAGGCCCAAGACCAAGAAGAAGCCGAAGAAAAAGTGATGAAGTTTTTCTTAACCATCCTCGGGCTGTCCGTCGCTTTTAGCTGTCTGATCTACCTGGCCTTTGGTGCCAATATAAAGGAGTCCGGATAATGGACTATTACGTCCTCTTTCCTCCCGACTTCCGTCCCCTTCCCCAGCACAAAGGAATTGCTCTGCGGAACTCAGATGGGAGTATTGTTGTCCGAAAAGTTGACAAGAAAGCAGAGAAATAATGGACCTAACACCATTGCTACAAACTGCTTCTGAAAAAGAATTTGACGAGATTTTGGAAGAACTTCCCCCACACCAACAAATTCTTTTCAAAATCTGTCGAGAAGGCGGATGCAATTTAATCCTGGACGAAATGGTCCCGGAAGGAACAAAATGGCCGACATCCCCTTCCGTTTGAAACCGAGTACCCAGGTACAGGCCGCCACGTATGACCCGCAAGCCGAGCGCCTGGTCTTGACTTTGAACTCCGGCGGCAAATACGCATATCACAACGTTCCTCAAGATAAAGCCATAGCCTTCGGAGAAGCGGACAGTCATGGAGATTTCTTCCACGCCAACATCCGGGGCAAACACGAGTTCACTAGAGTAAGTTAAAAATTGGCCGCTGCTATACCTTCTTATTTTGCAGCGGTCGCCCGGCGCGGAGTTCTCCTCCTTTCGCCGCGCCGGGACCCTTCAATTTTAGTCCAGATAATGGACTTCCGCAGGCCGTAGTTTCAGCAGGAGCCGAAGCGTGTTCTCGTTAGCCCCGAGGAGACGTGGAGACTATTTTGGCTGGTTTGTATCGAAGGCCGGTTGGGCGACAGGTGATCCCTTAGCCTAACTATCCAGAGAACAAGCCGGGCAAGCCGATCTAACACTGAGAGAATCTCCGGCCTGTATTTTTCTCCACACAAATCTTCGCTCTTTTGAGGAATCATGTCCAAAACATTTGACCCGTTTTTCGATGGCTACAGGCATTTGCGGCCTTTGTCTAGTGAAATTCTCAGGGACCTAGCCCGCAACGAGTGCGCCCCCCGGGACTACCGAAAGGCCGCTGTCGAATTGCTTGTAGACAGAAAGTCGCCCTTCGTCAAGCACGCGGACTTGTTCGGGCTTGTCCAGGAGTTGGAAGTAGAGTTGGATGGGATTCAGTTCGAGTTCCCCGCTCCCGAACCTGGGCCCGGGCCCCTGACCACAAGCATTACCACAGCCACCATGTTCTCTGACGGACCATCCCAAGTAAAGGAAGAACTGAATGCCCCTCGACCCGAACCCGTCTAGCTCCGGAACCGTGTGTGTTTATGTCGCACGACACGGTCAGACCGCTTTGAATGCTTCTAACTCGTTCCGGGGGAACGCCAACCCTCCTTTGGACAAAGTAGGGATAAAAGAAGCGGGGGAACTGGCCAAGCTCTTCGAGCACGTCGAACTGTCTCATATATTCTGCTCAGACAAACAACGAGCGACGAAGACCGCCGAGATCGTGGGCAAGGCTCACGGGGCGTCCGTTCACCCAGTCGAGAGTCTTCGAGCACTAGATGTCGGAGAGTTCTCAGGACAGAAGCGCACTCCCGAGGCAGAAGCTAACCTTCAGACATATTTGGAGTCTCCGGATACTCAGATTCCCGGGGGCGAATCCCTCAATGAATTCAAACAAAGAATTGGCCCCTGTCTGCAACAAGCGGTAGAGATGTTTAGCAAAACCGGAGTTCCTCCTCTTTTAGTAGCCCACTCTTCGATTGTACATGAAGTAGGCGCACTCTTAAAGGGTGGGCATAAAAATCTCCTTGTGTCGCCTGGTGGAGCTATTGCAATTTTCTTCAACGGGTCCAAGCTCGACGCAGAGCCCATCTTCAAACCTCTGACGACTTCGAAGACCCACGCCGAAACAATCACCTAAGCTAGTTGTCCGGATAATGGACAACGTTTTCCTCGGCATTTCCGCCGGGTGTAACCCAAATCACAAAAGGATAAAAACATGGCAAACGTTAATACTTGTGCGGGCTATACCGCAAGCGGAACCGCCAAGAATCAATTCCCAGTAACTCAAACAGTAGCAACGACCGTTGAAACCGCGTTGCTCCTTAACACCGATGCCGGAACCACAACTTGCTTCGTGGTTGTTCCCGGCGGCGGGTCCATTCTGGGGTCCAGCACGGGCTTGGATGTCAATGCTAACTTCGCCGTCATCGAACGCTCCGCCCGCGAATACGGGCTGCCTTCGGGAGAAACTAACGATCAATTCTCGTCCAGCAACGCCTCTGGCGCTGTCGGTTCGTGGGACGGTCGTCCGTTTAGGGTGCGTATCTGCGGCGTAGGAACGGCGGGCCACAACGCGGCCCAGACTCTGATCTTCAATTTGTATCAGGGAACTTCTGCCTCCTTGGCCAGCGATCACGCTATCGGAACCACGGGCGCGGCTTACGCCATTGCGCAAAGTAGCTCTAATGTCAGCTTTAACTTTATGATCGAAGCGACCTTGGTGTGGGATTTGACCTCCGGCGTTCTGACCGGAAGCTACACGTCCAACATCGCGGGAGGCACCACGTCTCAATTCACAGGTCCCACAGTTGTTACGAACGTTGTAGGCTCTATGACCAGCGCAACTCTGTCTTTCCTCGCCTCCGTAACTCTCGGCAACGCCGCCTCCAGCACTATCTCGATTCGGGAATTTGTGGTGGACAAGCTCTAGTAACTCTTTGAAAATCAAGGACAAAGGATAAAAAATGGCAAACGCAAATTCTATCGTCGGGTTTTCTCGGAGCGGCACGGCACGAAATCAGTTTCAGGCCCAAACCGTCTCAACAGCGGCGGAGACCCAACTGACTATCAGCACTGACACGGGAACCGGCAACTTCTTTCTCCCCATTCCTCGCGGGGCTTACGGTTCGGGAGCCCGGGCTCCCATAGACACCAATGCCAACGTCGCCGTGCTTCGTCGTTCCGGACAAGACTACGGTCTTCCGTCCGGAGAAGGAAACGCCCCCTTCACTCAATACTCGTGGGA